ATATCCCGACACTCCGGGCGAATGTTCACCTCGATAGCATCCTGGAATGCCTCAGCAGCAGCTTGACCGTCCTTCTGAAGGATGGCATCCTGTCCGGGAACTTGGAGCATGAGCAGAAGCGCGAACTGTAACATGGTCATATTATAACATGGGAACATAGCACCGTCAAGTGTTTTTTTGGGGTTTTTTATTTTTCCCTAAACCCTTATGGTACAAGGACTTACGTGCGGCTTTGGCCGCGCCTCGCTCCTAACTGGTTATGGGAGCCGGACTTACGCCCAGCCCCCTACCCAATAAGAGACCCTACAGCCCCTGAGTAGCCCGGAAGGGCTTTTTGGAGGACAGCCAATGGTTACCCCAGTGGTTACCGTCAGACATCACGGGGAGACGACGACGCCAGGAGCAGTAGCTAACCAGGAGACGGTCAGCCTTGGGGGTCTGACCCTTTGCCCACGCCTTAGCGAAGCGAGCGCCCTGAATGCGCGAGATGAGGTTTACGATGCTTTTCATGCCCCCATTATACCACACTTTTTCCTCCTGTCAACACTTTCTTCAGAAAATTCCACCGGAAAATTTCGCGTCGGCGGGACTCCTACAGGGGGCGAAGCCGCCCCACTTCCCTAAAAAAAATAAAAAGCTAAGGGACTCCTAAAAAAATAACAACCTAACTTCCAAGGGACTCCTACCTAAATAATATTAGAATTATGGGCGCTTGGGACACTTATGGGACTCCGCTGTCAAGGAGTCCTGCTTTTCAAAAAGAATGGAGTTACACGACCCCATTACTGTTCAGCGGCAATGCAACGAACCTCACAGGATTCTTCTCATCTACAATAGGAGCTTCCTATGGAGAGAATGGAGCCTCCGCTGTCGTATTAGAATCACCTGGTCCTAAGTATTCATTCATTGTATGGGGCTGGCAAGGAGTTTACATTGCTGGTAATGGTAATAACAAGGGACACGTTATTGTAAAGATTGCAAACAATGACAACTCATCCCACGGACTCGTACATTTCTCCGACGACGATAACACGGTGGTCAATTTATCGCAGCCCACAAGATTACAGCCCGGAGAAGACCTCATCTTTAAAGTATTGGACTCTGACATGAATGCAACGGATGCGGGGATTATCGAGCTTTATTATAGTATTATTAACGGCTACGAAGAGTAAATAGTAACATGTCCTTGTTTGTTTCGTTTGTAAGTTTTATGAAGAGCTTAAGTGTGTTAGTGACCGCGCTTTTAGGGCTAAAGTCTTCACAAGAAAAACTAAAAGCTTGTCGAGATAAAAAATTAAAAAAGCATTATATTGAATCTCACAAAGCTATAGCATCTGTATACCCTATACTGCAATCGATTATCAACAAGTTCAAAGAAGTTGACCGGGTCTCTGTATTTAAAAGCCATAACGGTAATGGGATTCCACAACCAGGAACGCCATCGTTTACTACCTGCATTCAAGAAGTTACGAATCACCGAACGACACCGATTATTGAACGCTGGCAACAAATTCCTAGCGACCAAGAAATGATTGGAATCATTGGGGAGTTGATTGAGAAGAACTTATGTGTTCTCGAAGTTCCGGACCACGGGGAAGGAATTCTTTCGGATTACTGTTCTGGTAATGGCATTAAGGGTGTGCTAGCGATTCCCGTTTTAGTTACGGACTCTGGATTTTTGTTTCTGAACGTTTGCTCGACGACCACCTCGGATTTGACGGAAATTGATGGTATTGAGTTCGAAGCGAAAAGCGTGGCCGCTCGAATCTCGCATGTATACAAAACCGCCAAGTAGCTCACGGCTCTTGTCTTCGCGCAATTTCATCTTCCAGATAAAAAATTGCTTTTTTCAAATCCTCAATAGCATCCTCTTTTAGGTCACAGCGCCAGATATACTTCACTGCGTTCCCAAGATTGAAGTTCATATGGCGAATGACGTCGAGGCATTCAATCCCGCTGGGATGGTCGTTGTAGTGTTTGGGGTGAGAAACGGAACTCATAATGTTCTCCTTATTATAGTATACCGTTAGAGGTTCTGACGAACAGGACGCCTACATAATTAAGGGAAGAGAGATTCATGGGGAAACGATTTAAAGCGAACAAAGAGCGCCTCGCACCGCCTGAACCATCAAAGGACCAAAGTGCAAACATGCGAATGTTTGACCTGAACAATCCCGATATTGATTTGTTCAACATGGTGGATGATGAGTTGATTCGCTTATCTGGCTCTGAGTTGTACATCTACAAATACGAGGTGGACGAGAACTTCGACGACGTATTTGGCGAGAACCGTACGAAGGCGATTCGCCAAGAACCTGTGCTGGTTGAAGGACACTACGACCCGAGAGCCTTTGAGGAGAACCTGACGGAATTTGGTATTGAGATGACCAACGACCAGATGTTCACCTTCAACAAGTCTTACATTACGGCTGCTCTTGGAAGAGGTTTGATTCCCGGTGATATCATTCAACCTCGCTTCCAAAACATTTACTACGAATGCTATGAGGTTCAAGAAGACTCGTTTGAAGTATACGGAGTTTATCATCTAGTCGCCTCTGCTCGCGTACTGCGGGAGAAGCCTCAAATACTACCGGATATTGGTCCGGATGGAAAACACCTATCATAGAATACCATGCCACTAAAAAAAGGTTCATCGAATAAAACTGTCTCCGCGAACATTCGCAAGCTGAGAGACGAGGGGTATCCCCAAAAACAAGCGATTGCAATTGCTATGAGCAAGGCTGGGAAAAGTCGTATGGAAAGTAACGGCAAGGCGATTCCTCGTGGTACCGTGGATAGCATGGGTCCACAGAACCTATCAGAAACCTTTGTTGTTCAAGGCGCGAAGAAGGGAGAAGATGGAAGAACTTTCGATAACGCTTGGAAACTCCCAAAGGACTGCATGTATACGATGAAGCCCCGTAAGCGCAAAGCCAAGCAGATTTCGGAGATGAATCTTCAAGACCTCGCACGAATGTGTCCAGAGCCTGAAGGCGGATACTACGACTCAAAGAAGCTTGATGAAGAAGTTTATGGTCTTGGGGGTTTGGATGGAGATGAAAACCCCTCCGTTGATGAGGAAAAGACGCCTGTGAAGAGGGTACGCAAAAAAAAGCCTCTTCCAAGGAAGAGGCTTAAGGATAGATAATATCATGAACGACATTTTTATTGAAGACCTACGCAAATGGGTAAAGGAGAAATGGGTGGACATTGGTGCGCCCAAAAAAGGCGGTGGCTATAAGCCGTGCGGACGTTCGAAAGGAGAAAAAAGAAAAGGTTACCCTAAATGCGTGCCTGCATCAAAAGCGGCTTCAATGTCGAAAGGAGAAAAGCGTTCTGCGGTGTCTCGCAAACGAGCAGCAGGAAATACAGGACCAAAACCAACAAACGTGGCTACATTTACAAAAAGAAAAAAAGTTAACGAAGGAAAACTATGTCCTCGTGGAAAGGCTGCTGCAAAAAGAAAATTTAAAGTTTATCCGTCTGCGTACGCAAACATGTATGCATCGGCTGTTTGTAGTGGAAAAGTAAAACCGGGTGGGAAGAAAAAGAACGAAGCTATTGAGCGTATCAACCAGTTAATGGCTGAGAAAAAGACACCCGCATGGCAACGCAAAGCTGGCAAGAACCCCGAAGGTGGTCTGAACAGAAAGGGGGTAGCCTCCTATCGGGCTGCGAACCCTGGCTCTAAGCTCAAGACTGCGGTCACTACGAAGCCCTCTAAGCTCAAGAAAGGAAGCAAAGCAGCCAAGAGACGCAAGAGCTTTTGCGCTCGTATGAAAGGGATGCGAAAGAGACAAAAAGCTTCCAACAATACTGGTAAGGATCGTCTCTCGCTTTCTTTAAAAAAATGGAACTGCTAGCCGAACTCTTCCGGCGGCGAAGAGCCTTCTGTGGACGAAGCTCAGAAGAAGAAGCCTATAAAAAAAAGAAATCTCGTACGTAACTTTATAGGATATACCTAATATCAACGTCTATATAATAATAGAGGTAAAACTGAATGGCTACAACTCCAATTACACCACCCGGCGGCGGCGCAGTAGTTCCTGTCACTGGCCCAGGAAGATCTTATGTTGCTAGTGGTCCTTGCTCTGGCACAGCTTTTGTTCATAGACAGAGCTTCTTTGCTTCTTATCAATTCGTAACTTACCCATCGCTGGATTCTACTTGGCTTCCTACTCAAGGGTCACCTGTGAGTGGTGTTCTTCTTCATATGAATCCTTCGTACCAGGACACTTTAGAGCAATTCTCAACAAGTTCTACTGTAAGTGGTTGTGCCAACGCAGCGAATGCCAGACAAGAACATATCATTGATTTTAGTGGAAACGCAGCTGCTGGAATGGGAACGGAAGGAATTATTACTACTTCAGCCACAGGTTTTACAAGAAGATGGCAGCAAGTAGGTGACGTAGTTCAAAATGAGTCCTACAGCCACCCCAAAGTATTCTTGGAGTTAGATTCCGTGATGTGGAATTTAGCGCAATCAAACGATACTGCGGCTACAGAGGTAGTACGGCAAGTGATTCGTTTTGCTGCTACAGGAGGTCTTCCATACGTTGATGGAAATAGCGTAACTCCTCCAATGTCGAAATTCGATCTAAACCTAGTCTACATCTAAAAAATAAATTAGACTACAAAAAAACCCAGGAAGCCAAAAAACTTCCTGGGTTAGTCTTTTACGTAGACCACACGAAAGAACGAATATTATCCGAATAGCATAATAGATTCGGCATCTTTGGCTTTGGGGATACTAACACGCAAGACACCTCCTTCACAAGAAACCTTAGTTTTCTTCACATCATATTGTTCATCAATCTTGATAGAGAAGTCGATTGCGCGACGAGAAATTCCTCGATGCAGAACAACTTCGTTTTGTGAGAATGATTCCTCAGGTTCCGCCTTTACTGTGAAAGAGTTCTTGTTTCCTACAACCTTTACAGTATCTTCCTTGTAACCAGCTATCGCAAACTCAAAATTGAGTGTGTTCATGTCTTCGCTTAGCCAACAATTACTTACTGGATACTTTGGAAGATTACATGTTTCAGCTGGTTGGGTTTGGGTTAGTCCCCGCTGTAGCTCATCAAAGAGCCGATCAAAATGTGTAAAATAGTGATTCATAATTTTTTAACCTCCTTTCGGACAGTTATAGCAGATCTATTATTTCTTGTGTTATGTCTGCCGTTTTGTGAAGCGATTCATCCACTCCACCGATTTCAACAATTAGATTGTACCCCGATTTAGCCAGGGCATTTTTATATAGTGAGGTAGCCTCTTCCATTAGTTTTGTCCACCTGGCTGAGTCTTTTTTTACCTTCTCCTTGATTATAGTCTTGTAAGGTTTGATTTGAAGGTAAACATTCTTGGAATTCACTACTGATACTGTTTGACCTTTTTTGAAATTTGTTGAAGATCCGTATCTAATTTTTGTATCGTCTATACCTTTTATAGTATTCACTATGAGAAGTATAAATAAAAGAAGAGCCTTGAACATGATTCGTAAAAATAAAAGAATGGCTTTGATAGGAGATGCAAATTTCCCAAACTATGCTTCTTCTGAAGCTAAATTAGGAAAGATGCGGATGATAGCCGCTACGCTGCTGAAGCATTCCCCATCTGTAATTTATTTATGCCCTACAAAAGGAGTAAATTTAGGTCTTATACCTTTTTTTGTTATTAATGAATTGAAGTTTAGAATCGTAATACCTTCTAAAAACTTCTTTAGCTGTCTAACAAAAGAGGATAAAAAACTTTTTGAGGTTGCGGCTGCTACAGCAGATAAGATTATTGTTTTAGATGAGAATGAGTGTGAGCCGTTACGCTGGTTTTCTGATTGGGAAAAAGCGAACAAGAAGGCTATTGAAAACAGCGATTGGGTTATGTTGGTTCACAATAATGAGGAAAGCAGCGAGGGGTTCGCTGAGCTTATACAGACATTTAAAGGTAACAACAAACCTGTAGTTGCTATCGACTTAAGTTCGGAAGAGTGATGTCTTCAAACTTATCTCCGTACATATCACAGAAAGCTTTTCTACTTTCGTTCCACTCTTCTGTCATCGCGCCTTCGCCGGGAGAATGATGTAAAATCATTATAGGAACTACTTTATTTTTCTTACCCTTCAAATAAGCTTGGTAAGAATAATACATGTCGTAGTAATCCCAATTACTTACAAACTCCTTTGGTTTTTTGGTTTGGATACTGTTTAGAGTTGCTCCGGTAGCTACCATGAAAAGACCGTCTACTACCTGGACTTCTCCATACCCACCATAGTATGTTGGCTTGGATTCCATTAAATCTTTACCATGCCACACGCATCCGCGAAGAAAAGCTTCTGGGTGTGGAAATTCCTTTCCTAGGCCATGCCACCAACAACCAGTTTTGTTAAGTTTTTTAGGTCCGGCAACACCCAGAAACCCTGTATTCTTGTCTAGACTATCAAGAATAACTTTATTGAATTTATCGGGCTGCATTACAATCTCAATATCATCATGACACATAATAACTATATCTTTTGCTATAATATTGTGTTCTTTTAAAGCTTTTGTATATGCTTCAAAAATAGATGATTCTCCAACAAGATAAAACACTTCCCAACCAGCACTCTCTAAGAATTCTGTGATCGGGCGTTTCTCGATTTCTCTTGTGGGGATAAATGCAACTCGTCTCATGCTATATAATAGTGAAAATTTATGGATACTGAGGACTTAAAGAAAGAATTTGCGAAGTGCAAAGAAGATCCTGCGTACTTCATCAGGAATTACGTATATATTACGCACCCAGTAAAAGGTCGCATAAAATTCGATCTTTATCGGTTTCAGGAAAGAATCATTGGTGAATTCAACAGCAATAGATTCAACTTGATGAGAAAGTTTCGTCAGGCTGGAGCCACTACAATTTGTGCTGCTTATGCGTTATGGTACATTATATTCCATAAGGATAAGAATGTCATGGTTGTATCTATTGGCGATAGAGAATCAAGAGACTTTCTTGATCGTGCGGTGAATATGTATGACGATCTTCCGAAGTGGCTGAAGCCGCAAGAGATTGAAAGAAACAAGCACGTTCTAAAACTATCCACAGGAAGCAAGATAAAATCGCAGCCTGCGGGTGCGGGTAGAGGTGAGTCTGTGTCTTTATTGATTGTTGACGAGGCTGCCTTCATTGAACGAATGACAGAGTTCTGGATGGCGATATACCCAACAATCTCGACTGGTGGTTCAGCATTTATCTTGTCTACTGTAAATGGTATGGCTAACCTATATTACGAGCTTTATCGTGACGCAGAATTAGGAAAGAATAATTTCAATGTTATCAATATTCACTGGAGAGAACATCCTGAATATACTGAGAAGTGGGCAGAAACTACTAGAAGTAACGTAGGTGAAAGAGCATGGTTACAAGAATACGAAGGAGAGTTCCTAGGAACAGGCGAAACATTCATTGATGGCGGAACTCTTCAACAGCTCAAAACACAAACAAACGACGATTACTACAAAAAACATTATAACATGATGCGTGTATGGAAGGATCCTGAACCGTATCATTCTTACCTCCTAGCTGCCGACTCTTCATTTGGTAGAGACAGGGATCACTCCGCCTTCCACATCATAAACCTTTATAACGGTGAACAGGTGGCTGAGTTTTATAGTAATCGAGTTGGTTTGAATGATTTTGCTAAAATTATCGCTCAAGAAGCTCTACGATACAACACAGCGTTTGTTTGTCCAGAAAGAAATGGTTTAGGTCTTGCTTTGATCGAACAATTATTTGTGGTGTGTGAATATGAGAACATGTGGTTCGATGAGAGAAGAGAGATGGGTTATATGGTAAATGCTAAAAATAGAGACGGATTATTGAACAATTTACAGGAGTCTCTAAAAACAGCAAAAATAAAAGTGAATTCCGAGAGAACTTTCAAAGAACTTACAACTTTTATAATTAGTAAAACAGGAAAAATTAAAGCAGAAGATGGGTTCAACGACGATCTGGTTATGAGTCTAGCTATTGCCGCTCAAGTGGCGAAGGATGTAATCGCTTCCTCACCAGTCCCTCTTGTTAAAGGTGATTTATTACAACCTACAGGGAAAGTTTCAACAGCCGGGTTCTCCAGGGGTACATACAATAAAGAGTGGGAAGAATATAAAAAATGGGTTTAGACGAAAATAACGATATCGAAGAACGCTTAGACGAATCTGGTTTTACTGAATTCCCTGGAGCGACAACTTACGGAGAGGGTCCGCCTTTGTCCGGTAGATTTGCTGCTTTTTTTAAATCATTTTTTGGAACTAAGAAAAAGCGCGGACGTCCAGTAACAATAGACCCTGTAAGAGGGGATGTTGTGAAATCAGCGGATGCAGAACCTGAGGAAACATCGAGTGCTTCCATGGGTTTGGTAAAGGGGGGTGCTAAGCTTCCTCAGGTAGAGTATGAGCGCAGAAGACGGTACAATGATTATGAGAAGATGGATGAGTACCCAGAGATTGGCGCTGCCCTGGATATCTATGCGGACGACTCAACACAATACCACCTAGACGGTTCTATTATCAAAGTTATTACCGACCAGACTCCGGTAAAAGAAGCTATTGAAGACTTTGTAAACGAAACGCAGCTGGATAAATTTCTATGGGATATTATTCGTAATATGTGTAAATATGGCGATTGTTTTGTAGAAAATATCGTTGATATGAATAATCCAGATGCCGGCATCCAAAGACTGAAAATTCTAAACCCGGTATACATTTACAGAAGAGAGGATAGATTTGGCTACCTCAAGGGATTTAGACAGGAAGTTCCTGGATCTACAGCGCAGACCCAGCAGTATGTTAGTATGGGTAAGCATGATAAGAAGAGTAATATCGACCTTGATAGACATCAGCTTGTACATTTTAGACTTCATACTTCTGATTCTAATTATTACCCTTACGGTAAGTCCATTTGCGCTCCTGGTGTTCGTGCATGGAAATCTCTTCGCATGATGGAAGATGCGATGCTTATCTATCGTCTACAGAGAGCGCCAGAAAGAAGAATTTTCTATATTGATACAGGAACTTTACCACAGTCTAAGGTGGAAATGTTTATGGATCGTATCAAAGCAAAGTTCAAGAAAGAGAAATTCTTCAACACAGAAAGTATGAACGCAGACGAGCGTTACAACCCGCTTTCCCCTGAGGAGGACTATTTCGTTCCGGTAAGCCAGAAAATGGGAGGAACAAAAATAGAAACCCTTCCAGGCGCCCAAAACTTAGGTGAAATCGATGACGTTCGTTATTTCCGCGATAAAGTCTTAGCTGCTATGAAGATCCCGAAAGATTTTATTGTTGAGAAAGATAAATCGCCGGAACGTAAAGCTAACCTATCTCAGCTTGATGCTAAGTTTGCTAAAGCTGTAATGCGTGTACAAAGAGATACGGAAGTAGGTTTGACAGAACTTATAAAAAGACATTTAGAGATTCGTAAATTTCCAAAAAGTACTTTCAAAAACATAGAAATAAAACTAGCACCACCTTCCGATTTAAGTGAAAAAAGGAAGCTAGAGCTAGCGGAACAAAAAGCTCGCGTTATTCAAGCAGTAAAAGGTTTGGACTTATTCTCCAATGAGTATATTTACAAAAACTTCTACGATATGAATGATCGAGAGATAGAAGAGATAAAGAAACAGAAAGAACTGGAAGCTCCTCCGGTTCCTCCTGGAGGGGCAGCACCTCCTGAACAGGGGGGCGGGGAAGCCGCACCTCCACCCCAAGAAGAGGGTAAATAATCAAAATACAGTATTCTGAGTAGCTATATAAAATTAGATTCAAATTGTCATGAACTTACAATCACTTTTCAATGATCGGAACAAGAGTTTTGTTCGTCTAACCGAGGCTGGTGACTACTTAGGTCGCAGACTAAGAGAAAATCTTACTATTTATGAAATTGATGACGCTAATAACAAAGTTACCTATATTAGCGAAAACAATGTTCTAATTTCTTGCGACTACAGAGAAATAAAAGGTAAGCTTACGTTTGAGAATTTTGTTACAGAAAATCTCGGTAAAGTTACATCAGATGAATATGTTGATTCTCTTGTTGAGTCTAATGTTCAAAAGTTTGTAGATTCTATTGTTCATGACCGTTATGATCATGCCGAAGCTTCGTTTGATTATGTTCTCAATGCTTTCACTATGAGAGCAAAAATAGAGGAGAGCAGAAAGAAGCTGAACAAACGAACAGAGCGTTTCGGTGAAGTATACAACATCAAAGAAACTAAATCTTACAGAAAATTTGTAGAGGCACTACCTCTTCTCAAACACTTTTTTGAAAATAACAAACAGGAACTGTCTCAAAACAAAAAGCTTATTGAAGGATTACGTCTTTCAAAGGTTGTTGGCGAAACATACGATATTCCTGTTCTGGCACTTGAGAATCTAAAAGACGAGTTCATTGTTGTTCCAGCTAATAGCAAAAAGACTTTATATGAAATGGTATGCGAAAAAGAACTTGTCCGCAAGGAACTGCTGGAAGCCAAGGAGTCTTTCCATTATGTTTGGGCTACCAATGATCGCGTTAGTGCGTTAGCTTCCCATATCTATTCAAACGATAAAACTATCAAGACAGCCCTCAAGGAAACAATCCAAGAAGTTCCTTATATGGCACTTTCAAATAAAGTTGATTTAGTGTCCTTAATGGAGTCTGTATTCGAAGTTACAAACCCAGGAACAATTTCTCAGAAGGACATCAAAGATTTTGTCAACAAAATATACGAATTCAAAAAGCCTCTAAAGGCTCAGGTACTAGAACACCTCAACGAGACCTACGGTATAAATGTTCAAAGCCTAAGATTCGTACCTTCATTCAAGGGTCTGGCGGAAGTTCAATCAGAAATATTCGCTATGTTAGCAGAATCTACAGAGGAAGGTATTCTTTGTGACGTTCTGAAGGAGTTCTCAAACACCATGCAGAAGAAAGGCGGCGTTCAAGTTCTAGATATCGCGAACACTTTGTGTGATGTTATGACCGAAGCAAACTTCTCTGTCGTAGATATTCAGGAAAACTTCGATATGAAGAAGCTTTCAGATTATCTATCAGACGGAATCAACGAAGCTCAATACTACGGCGACGACGATGAGATGTCTAATTCTGGTGGAAACACCAAATCATGCAAAAAATGCAAGGAATCACCTTGTGAGTGTGATAAAAAAGAAAAGGGCAAGAACGACGAAAAACTAATAGGCAAGCAAAAAGAGCTTGACGCGGATAAGGACGGAAAGATAGAAGGGTCTGACCTGAAGAAGCTTCGGAAGGAGGGCTTAGACTCAGAAGAGCAAGAAGAAGTATCAGAAGAAGAGGCTCCCGAAGAAGAGGCAGCCGAAGTAGAAGAAGAGGAATCCGCTGCCGCCGAACAAGAACAGTTCCTAGGCGCGAAAAAGGAAGCTCAGGACAAAGAGTTTACAGACCTAGTTTCTGATATCGAAAAAGCTATAAAGGATATAGATTTTGATTTAGCGGATGACGAGGAAGAAGACGCCGTCGAAGAAACACCAGAGGCTTAGTCAATAATATAACCTTGTTTCATCCAATTTATTAGATTCTGCACAAAACTAGAACGCAATACTTGGACCTCGTATATTAAATTATCGAGGTCCACTATTGTTTGTTGTTCGATTTTTTTTCCTTCTTTTATTTGTTTGATTTTTTCTTCGATAACAGTTAATCTCTCAACTGTTGTCGGCGTAAACTCATTCAGCTTTCTTTTTTCTTCGTTAAGTTTCTTCATTTTCTAATCTCCATCCCTAATGATTTATAGGATTTAATTCGTTCTTTTGCGTGTTTTTCTAAATATGGCGCCCTATCAAAGAAATCATATATGTACACGCGCTTCTTTGATTTGTGTATTCTTAATGCGCGACCCATAGCTTGAAGAGTAGCAATCTCGGACCTTAGTCCTCTCGCATTCACTAAATGGGTTATTTCTGGAATATCAATTCCTGTTTGCATAATAGTTGTTCCAATCAGAACAGAGCGATCAGAAGAAGTAAATTTTTCTATGGTAGCTTTTCTTACCATAATGTCATCTTTACCTTCTAACTTTAGCGATCCTGGTATCATTTCATGCAATATCTCAGCATGTTTTAAATCTTTTACTATTATTAGAGTTTTAGACGGTTTTCGCGAAATAGCTTTTACTAATTCTGAAATCATTTCGTTTCGAAGCTCGTTGTTGGTGACAAATTTTTCGTAAACCTCTCGATAAGATAATTCGGTGTCATCAACATTCGCCGTATCTTTTACTGGAATGATTTGTATTAAAGGTTCTGTGAGGAACCCCATCTCTACGAGATCTTTTGCGTTTACCTCTTCTATTACTCTTCCTAGCCCAGAAATAAGATTTAGTTTACTTATCGGATCTCTTGGAACTGTAGCAGTCATTCCAATTCTGTATGTTGCGTTAGGAAATGATTTTATGGCTTTTGAAGCAATCTTTCCTTTAGAAAATTCATGAACCTCATCGAAAATTATGAATTCAGATTGTTCTAGATGAGAATCTATTACTTTATCAATTGATTGTATTGTACAGAGAGTTATCGGCTTCAATATAACGCCGTCTCCGAAAGCGAGTCCGACGTCAAACCCCCACTTTTTTAGTTGTTCGTAAGTTTGATATAGAAGTTGTTTCTTTGTGAAGAAGATAAGTCCTGTTTTATTCTCAAGAGCCTTAATTAGACCTCCCAATATAACGGTCTTTCCAGAGCCTGTGGGCGACTTTATAATACAACCCTTCTCTGACAGAGCTTTGCGAACCAAGTCCTCCTGATAGTCTCTAAAATCGATCTGAGGGAGAGATATATCGTCGTTGTGATCCTCTGCGCGGAAATCCTCTATTTCATAGGAGATACCTAAATAAGTGAGATCTTCCTCAATGTATGAGAGAAGACCAGTGCCGAACTTACCTGTTTTATCAGAGAAGTAATACTTCTCGCCTCCCCAACCTCTTTTGTATGCTCGGGAGTATTGATATCCTGGAATTTTCGCACTGTATTTCTGTTTTAAAGTAGATAACAGTTTTTTGTTGTCTGTCTGCAATACAGAAAAATTATTATTTACAATAATTTTCATTACTTTTACTATTATAGTAAAAGACTACATTATCTTATAAAAATTATGTCTAAAGAAAAATCACTCATAGATCTCGCAAGAGAAACCATGGAATCCGCTGGAATTGATCCTAGCAAAGGAATGGACCTGGAGTCTCTTCCGGCACAAAATATGAACGAAACTTCGACGCCCCAACCAACCCCTGCTCCTGTAGAAGCTAAACCACAGATTAAAGAAACAACAGATATAGTAGAGGGTCGGTATGAGGACGTTCTCGGCGATCTTCTATCAGAAATCAACGTGGTTTCCGACTGGATCAAAATAACTCTTCCTTCAAGAGGGAAGTCTTATGTTTCTTGCGATGAAGATATTGAAGTAAAACCATTTACGTTTTTACAAGAAAAGAAACTTAGAAGTATAAAAAATGTAAATGCAAGCCAAGATATTATCAAAACTCTTTTCAAAGATTGTGTAAGAGGTCTTGATTATGACTCCATGACTCTAGCGGATAAGAATTACATTCTTTTCAAACTAAGAGAGATGTCATACGGAGATGATTATTCAATCGAAGCAGTATGCACTAGCTGTGAAGCTAAAAACAAACTTGTTGTAAAAATCTCACAAGTTCCTATTAAGTTCGCAGAAGATGGTTTTGAAGAACCTATCAAAATCACTCTTCCTGATAGCAAGCAAGAAGTCGTTTTTGTTACTCCAAGAAACAAGGATGAAAAATATCTTGCAGACATGGAAAAGGTTACTGATAATCTGTGGAGATTTGCTATTTCTGTAGGTAAGTACACAGACGAAAAAATCAAGAAGGCTTTCTTTGAAAGAACAACTGTAAAGGACGTCGTCTTCTTCCGTGAACACCTCCTAAAGGACTACTACGGAATGGAGAATAAAATGTCTTTCGTATGCGCTTCTTGTGAGGAAGAGGTTGAAGGTCAAATCCCGTTCAATGAGTATTTTTTCTCAGTGAGCTAGACGTTGTACTAGACAGTCTAGCGGAGCAAATTTACTATCTGGTGCGACACGCAAGATTCAGTTATCGTGATATTTTGCTTATGACGGCACTGGAGCGGAATGAGTTTATGGAATTCTTGATTGACGAAAATAGACGAGATAACGAAGCATTATCAGACTCCAAGTAGTCTAAATAACTAAGAGATGACTGCTTTCAATGGAATAACGGTAATAAACCGACAAAACAGACCGACTCCTATAGTACCAACCAAGCTTGATTTCTTTATGGTACAAGGAGGGTCTTACACAGACCCGTATGCTGTATGCTCTGTTCACGTATTTCGCGATACCCAATTTGGATCTCCAGACCAATATCTTGATTTAGAGGCTGGTTCCGAGACATATGGTCTTGTAAGCTCTACAGGACTAGAAAAGATGGTTTTCCGAGT